AGATTTTAAGTATAAGCCTGATGGTGAAACTCTAAAAGAGTTTATGAAGGATTCAAATTTTTTTCGTGGTATCAGAGGGCCAGTTGGTTCTGGCAAATCTGTTGGTTGTTGTGTTGAAGTATTTAGAAGAGCATTAGAGCAGAAGCCAAATAAAGATAAGGTTCGTAGATCTCGATGGGCTGTTATAAGAAACACTAACCCACAACTCCGAACAACAACTATAAAGACTTGGCTTGATTGGTTTCCTGAAGATGATTGGGGTAACTTTCATTGGAGTGTACCTTATACTCACCACATAAAAAAAGGGGATGTCGATCTCGAAGTTTTGTTTCTAGCACTCGACAGACCAGAAGATGTAAAGAAACTTCTTTCTCTTGAACTTACTGGTGTGTGGGTAAACGAAGCAAGAGAGATTCCGAAAAGTATTATTGATGCGTGTACGATGCGTGTGGGTAGATTTCCAAGTATGCGAGATGGTGGACCAAGTTGGTCTGGTGTTATCTGCGATACTAACGCACCAGAAGAAGATCATTGGTGGCCTATCATGGCTGGTGAAGTTCCGATTCCAGATCACATTCCTAGAGAGCAAGCTACTATGTTGGTGAAACCTGATAACTGGTCTTTCTTTACACAACCAGCGGCAATGCAAGAAAAGCTAGATGATAAGGGTGATGTATCTGGTTATGACATGAATAAGAAAGCAGAGAACGCTATAAATATATTGGAGACTTACTATCCAAACTTAATACGAGGAAAGACTAAGAGTTGGATAGATGTGTATGTTATGAACAGACTTGGATTAATTCAAGAAGGTAAACCAGTATATCCTGAGTTTCTCGGTGAAACGCATATTGCTCAAGAAGAAATACCTATTGCTGTAGGTGTTCCTTTGTATATTGGTATTGACTTTGGACTTACACCCTCTGCTGTATTTGCACAGAAAGTTCGAGGTAGATGGTTAGTACAATCAGAGATAGTAGCTATTGATATGGGTATAGTTAGATTTGCAGAACTATTACGACAAGAGATAAGTTCTCGATTCAATGGTCTTGATGTTTACATTTATGGAGATCCCGCTGGTGATTTTAGAGCGCAGACAGATGAATCCACACCATTCCAAATACTAAGAGGTGCTGGATTAAAAGCTGTACCAGCTCCAAGTAATAGTGTTGATCTACGATTAGAATCTGTTTCTGCACAATTAAATAAGTTAGCAGATGGTAAGCCAGCGTTTCTTGTTGACAGAAGATGTCCTCAACTCATCAAAGGTTTTCAAGGTGGGTATTGCTATAGACGTATGCAAGTATCAGGAGAACGATATGATGATAAACCTGATAAGAATATGTACTCACATATACATGATGCTCTTCAATACTTGATGTTAGGAGCTGGTGAGGGTAGAACTCTAATGAATGGACAAAAGCCAGTAAAAGCGTTCAACGCAAGAAAAGGCTTTGATATTTTTTCAAGATCGCCTAATAATAGGAACAAGACCAGTTTTTGGAATAGATTGTAGGAGAATGATATGTGTTTTGGTGGTGGAAGTTCTCGACCTGAACCAGTAAGTGATACTGTTACTCAAGAGCAAAAAGAACAAAAAAAAGAAGAAACTCAGAAAAAAGTAGATCGTAGGCAAGAAGCTCTTGAAAAAGAAGTTACTTCAGATACGCCAGTTAAAACACAACTTACTTATGAGATGGGTGCAAAAGCTGGAACACCAGTTACTAGAGGTAGAAGAGGAAGAAGAGCTTTATATACAAGTGGCAAAGGTGGTATAGGCTACCGAAATCCACTTATGTTTGGATAATAGAGTATGGTTCATTCTCCTAATTCAATCGACATGAAAGATAATGATAAGCTCCTTTCGGCTTATATGAAGAAATACGAAAAAGCAAAATCAATACGACAACGATGGGAACCTTTATTTAATGAATGTTATGAGTATGCTTTGCCTATGCGTGAAACTTTCTACTCTACCGCAAGAGGTGAAAGAAGAGATGAAAGAATATTTGATGAGACAGCTGTTGTTGGAGTACAAGAGTTTGCGTCAAGATTGCAATCAGGATTAGTTCCGAACTTTGCACGATGGGCTGACTTTACTTCAGGTAGTGAAGTTCCAAAAGAAAGTAGAGATGCGGTTAACAATGATCTTGAAGAAGTAACTGAATATGTTTTTGAAGTAATACAGAACTCAAACTTTGCTCAAGAAGTTCATGAATCATTTATGGATTTAGCAGTAGGTACTGGTGTTCTTCATGTTGCAGAAGGTGATGCTATAAATCCAGTTAAGTTTACTGCTCTTCCTTTACCTCATGTCGTTCTTGATGTTGGTCCAGATGATATGGTCGATCATGTATTTAGAGAAAGAGATATGCCCTTTGGTCATATTCCAATCGTGTATAGAGATATGGAACAAATGCCAAAGTTAGTAAATGCAATCAAAACAAATCCTGATGCAGAAGCAAAGGTTCTTGAAGTTGTGTGTAGAGATTACTCAAAGATAAATGAAGATGCGTATTTATGTTTTGTATTCGAAACAACAACTAAGTGTGTAATTAAGAAAGAACAATTCAAAGGAACTGGTAGTAATCCATTTATATGTTTTCGTTGGAGTAAAGATCCCGGTGCGGTCTATGGGCGAGGTCCACTTGTCAACGCATTGAGTGCGATTAAAACTACCAACCTGACAATAGAACTTGTTTTAGAAAACGCACAGATGGCAATATCTGGTGTGTATCAAATGGATGATGATGGTGTAATTAATCCTGATACAATTAATCTAGTGCCTGGAACTGTAATACCCAAAGCACCAAACTCTGCTGGGTTGCAACCAGTACAAGCGGCTGGATCATTTGATGTAGCCAATTTAATTCTATCTGATATGCGATTGAATATTAAGAGAGCATTGTATAATGATATGCTTGGTAATCCTGACAGAACACCAGCAACAGCTACGGAAATCGCAGAAAGAATGGCTGACTTGAGCCGTCGTATTGGATCTGCTTTTGGAAGATTGCAAGCAGAGCTGGTACAACCAGTCTTACAAAGAGTTGTTCATATTCTAAAGAAACAAAACAGAATAAAAATACCAACACTTAATGGAAGACAAGTTAAAGTTCGCTCGACTTCACCACTATCACAAGCACAAGCTAACGCTGATATAAGTAGTGTTTCAAGATTTTTAGAACTTACACAAGCTCGTTTTGGTCAAGAGCTTACAAATATTCTGATTAACTCAGAAGAAACAGCTACATATTTAGCAAAGAAGTTTGGTGTTCCTGATAATCTTGTAAGAGATTTAGAGGAGAGAAAAGAGATAATTAGAATGGCTCAACAGATGCAACAACAACAAATGCAAATGCAACAACAAGGACAGATGCCGAATGAACAAACTAACTAATAATCCAGCAGTTACTGGATTAGATGGATTCCCAAGAAATAAAAATTTAGAAGAAGAAGTATCTCTAAACTTCACACACCTATTCTCTCAACCAACTGGTCAAGCTATATTGCAGTATTTACGAAGTATTACTATCGAAGCTGTGCATGGATCAGCTGTAACTAACGATACATTACGTCATGCAGAAGGTCAGCGATATATAGTTGGATTGATTGAAAGACGTATTCAACATGGTCATAAAGTAAAGAAAGGTTCATAATGGAAGAACAATCACAAGAAAATGTTTCACATGAAACATCGAGCGAAGAACAACCAGTAAACTCTATGGGTGAAAGACCTGAGTGGTTGCCTGAAAAATTTAAAAGTGCAGAAGACTTTGCAAACTCTTATCACAATCTTGAATCAAAGATAGGTCAAAGCAAAGATACTATTAGAGGTGAAGTATTAGCTGAGATTGAAAGCGAAGCCTATGCTGATAGACCTGAAAGTGCTGGTGATTATTTACTACCTGAATCACTTGATCCAGAACTAGCACAAGATAATCCTATGCTCGATTGGTGGGCTGACCATTGTTACAATACTGGTATGGGTCAGGATGATTTTGAAAAAGGCATTGAGATGTTTGGCGATCAAATGGGTGCTGGTTATGATGCAGATGCAGAGATTGCTGAGTTAGGAGATCATGCAGAAGAAAGAATAGAAGCAGTTGGATTATTTGTAGATCAGATTGTACCTCAAGATAATCCATTAAGAGAAACAATAGATGACCTTTGCTCTACATCAGATGGTATACAAGTAGTTGAGTTGTTAATGTCACAGATGCAACAAACACCATTCTTAGATGGAACACAACCAGTACAAGTCATGAACGAAACAAAACTAAAAGAAATGATGCAAGATCCTCGATATTATGGTCATAATAAAGATATGGATTTTGTGCGTAAAGTAGATGAAGGATTT